GGAGAAGAACTTGAAGGTGTTAAGTCTTCTTTGCCTGTATCAAAGTGGGCGGCACAATGGTTACAAAAACCGACAAGCGCAGAAGCTGCTATTCTCAAAAAAGAATGGTGGCAAGTATGGGAAGGAGAAGAACCACCTTATTGTGATTACATTATTCAATCTTATGATACGGCATTTTTAAAATCAGAAAGAGCTGATTACAGTGCTATTACGACATGGGGTGTCTTTACTCCAAGTGAAGACGATTCTCAGGCAATATGTCTGTTGAACAGTGAAAAAGGACGATGGGAGTTTCCGACACTAAAGAAAAAAGCTTATGAACATTATTTGGAATATGATCCTGATATGGTTCTTATTGAAGCAAAAGCATCAGGTTTACCTCTAACACAAGAACTAAGAACAATGGGTATTCCTGTTATTAACTTTACACCTGGTGGTCGAAGAGGAGGACAAGATAAAATTGCACGGGCTAATGCGTGCGCTCCGCTTTTTGAATCAGGTAGAGTATGGAGGCCGGAGACAGAATGGGCTGAAGAATTAGTTGAAGAATGTGGTAATTTTCCAAATGGAGATCACGATGATTTGGTAGATTCGACAACTCAGGCTATACTCCGATTCCGTGAAGGAGGATTTATAACTCATCCTGAAGATTATTTAGATGACGAAATCACTCCCAAGCAGTATAAGTATTATTAAAGGAGAAAAAATATGCCAAGAGTTGGAAAAAAACATTTTTCTTATGACGAAGACGGATATGCTAAAGCACGTGCCTTATCTGACAAAACTGGTGAACCTATGGTTACTGGTTATGCTCAAGGTGGCACAGCAGCTGATTTTGTTTCTGATAAAGAAAGACAAAAACTTGAAGATGATTACTTAGCAAACTCTGCCGCTGTTAATCCTGAATTTGCCTACGACCGTGCAAGTTACGAGTTAGATCAAGGTGAAGGAACAAACAGAATGAAAAAAGCTAGAAGAATGTCTAGCGGTGGTGAAGTTGAAGTAGCTATACCTGATAGTGCTGGAGGCCCTAGCAAAATGAGAGGCGCAGGCGCAGCTACTAAAGGTACTAAGTTTTCTGGAGTATTCTAAATTGTGTCTAAAAAAATTAAATTTGAACCTGACTTTGAATTACAGGAAGATGACGAAGTAGTTTTTGAATTTGAAAACGAAGTAAAAGCTTTAGATCCTATTTCTGTAGAAGAAGCAGTGGCAAGGATAATTTGTTTTAACAATCCTGAAAATCCATGTGATTGCAAAACCTCACTAAAATGTGATAGACATGAAAAGTATAGAGCTTCTGCTTTATCAGCTATTGTAGTTGTTCTAAGTACCGAAGGTTTTTTAAAACCTAAAAATTTATTGATAGAAAAAAAGGATATTAATTAATGGTTGATGATAATTTACCTTTAGGACAAGGAGGGCCAGAAGAAGAAGAGCTGGCTATAGAAGGAAATCCTTTAGAAGGATTAACAGTCAATCCTGAAGTTTTAGAAATTATACAAAACGGAGAAGGTATAGAGCTTGAAGACGGCTCTATGGAATTTACCTTAGAAGAAGGTGTCCTTGAAAAACAAAATGTTCCTTTTGATGCGAACCTTGCTGAGTATATGGACGATAGTGCATTGGGAGCATTATCTAGTAATTTACTTGCTCACATAGAAGAAGATAAAAGCTCTCGTCAAGAATGGGAACAAGCATATAGACGAGGACTAGAATTATTAGGTGTTAACAATACAGAAAGGTCTGAACCTTTTGAAGGAGCTTCAGGTGTAACTCACCCTATGTTAGCAGAAAGCGCAACGAAGTTCCAAGCAATGGCTTATAAAGAATTACTTCCACCTGGAGGGCCAGTGCGAACAATGATTGTAGGCACACAAAACGCAGAAACCGAAGCCCAAGCTGATAGAGTAAAAGAGTTTATGAACTATCAGATAACTTGTGAAATGGAAGAATATGATCCTGAAACAGATCAAATGTTATTTTATCTTCCACTTAGTGGTTCAGCATTTAAAAAAGTTTATTACGATCCGACAATGGGTAGACCATGCGCTCGTTTCGTTCATGCAGAAAAATTAATTGTCCCTTACAATACAACCGACCTTATCTCAGCAAGTCGAATAGCTCAACAATTTACAATGGGTGGCAATGATTTACGCAAACTTCAGTTATCAGGTTTTTATAAAGATATAGATTTAAAACCAGGCACTGTTGGCGCAAGTGAAGTTACGGAAGAAATAGATAAGCTTTCCGGCCTTGAAGATATTAATTATGAAGACGATGTTTTTGAATTATATGAAATACATACTTTCTTAGACTTGGAAGGTTTTGAAGATGTTGATGAACAAGGTGAGCAAACAGGAATTAAAATTCCGTATATTGTAACCATTGATGCGTATAGCGGAAATGTTTTATCTATTCGTAGAAACTACAATGAAGCTGATCCTATGAGAGATCCTATTCAGTATTTTGTTCATTATAAATTTTTACCGGGATTAGGTTTCTATGGATTTGGTCTTCCACATATTATCGGTGGTATGTCACAATCAGCAACTTCTATTCTAAGACAGCTTATTGATGCGGGTACATTAGCAAACTTACCAGCTGGTTTTAAAGCAAGAGGTATTCGTATTCGTGATGATGATGTTCCGTTACAACCAGGTGAATTTAGAGATGTAGATGCCCCTGGTGGAATTTTAAGTAATTCTTTAATACCTTTACCATTTAAAGAACCTTCACAAACTCTTTATGGATTATTAAAAACACTAGAAGAAAACGGCAAAGGATTTGCCGCTATTGCAGATTTTCCATACAAGGAAGTAGACAAGAATGCTCCTGTTGGCACAACGATTGCTAACCTTGAAAAAGGAACACGAGTTATGTCTGCTATTCATAAAAGGTTACATTATTCTCAAAAAATAGAATTTAAAATACTTGCTCGATTATTTAATGAATATCTACCTTCTGTTTACCCTTATGCTACAGAAAACGGACAACAAGAAATAAAACAAACTGATTTTGATGAAAGAGTAGATATTATTCCAATCAGTGATCCTAATATTTTTTCTATGGCACAAAGAATAGCTATGGCACAAACACAGTTACAATTAGTGCAGTCTAATCCTGCTATTCATGGCCCGAATGGTTTATACGAATCATATCGAAGAATGTATTCCGCTTTAGGTATTCAAAACATTGATCAGGTATTACCAAGACCAAAGCCACCACAACCAATGGATCCTGGTCAAGAAAATGCTATAGCTATGAAAGGTGGAACACTAAAAGCTTTTCCACAACAAGACCACGATGCTCACATTAAAACCCATTTAGCATTAATGGGAACTCCAGCTCTAAATGCTGACTTAAATCTTGTTGCTAATATTCAAGCGCACATTTATGAGCATATTTCTTTTAAAGCAAAAGATATGGTTCTTGCTAAAATGCAACCTGAGATTGAACAGTTAAAAGCTCAATACGGAGGTCAACTCCCTCCTGAAGTTCAAGAGCAATTAAAACTGCAAATTGAAGAACAAACAGCTCAAGAGATTGCTGGTTTATCAGAACTATTTACTCAAACAATTGAACCACTTGAAGGCCCTGATCCATTAGTGGCTTTACGACAGCAAGAAATTAATCTAAAAGAAGCAGATATGGAACGCAAATCAGAGGAGTTCCAACAAAGGCTTCAACACGATATTGTATCAGATGAAGCAACTGCTCAGGTAGCTTTGGACAGAGTTGAAGTTCAAGAAAAAGCTGTAGATGAGCGAACTCAAATCGCACGGGAACGAATCGCTGCTCAACGGGAACGTGATAACAAAAAATAGGAGAGAGACTGAGATGTTAATAAATGAGTTTTCGTAGATTTTTTAAGGAACTTTCTATAGCTGTTGTTGCTATAGTTGTTGTTGCTAGTATTACTTTTGCTGAAGATTCAAACATAACAAATACAACTACGACTACATCTACTGTAACCTCAAATAATACCAACACCAATAATAATACTAATGTAAATCAAAGCACTAGCACGAACACAAATACCAATTTTAATACCAACAACACCACAATTTCTCAGACTAATAATTCTACATCGAACAATACCAATGTAAACACATCAACGGTGACGAGTACGATTAATCAGACGCAAAATGTTAACAACACTTCTTTGATAACTAACAACTCTACATCAGAAAATACCAACTTGAATACCAATAATTCAACAAATGTCTCGACAAATACTAACAACAATAACAATGTTAGTTCATCAACTTCTGATGTCACAACTAACAACCAGAATGTAAATCAAAATACATCAACAAATGTAAACACAAATAACTCTACAAGTAATAGTTCACAAAAAGTAACACAAAGAGTTAAGTCGCCTCCCCCCTCAGCGGTAGCCCCTTCCATCATGTCCTATTCCCAAGACCTATGCACTTCGGGGGCTTCATCGGCAGTCCAGACACAATTCTTTGGTATATCTACTGGGAGAAGTGTACGGGACGAAAACTGCGAACGCTTGAAACTTTCCAAAGGTCTCTATGACATGGGAATGAAGGTCGCAGCTGTTGCATTACTTTGTGAAGATGCTCGTGTGTGGCGCTCGATGATGCAAGCCGGCAGTCCCTGCCCATATAAAGGCAAGATAGGTGAAGAGGCAAAAGTTGCATGGGAACAAAATCCAGAAGACAGACCTGACTGGGACGAAGTAAAAAAAGAACTTACGGGTTATGAAATAAAAGCATATAGAAAAGGCGACTTCTGTAAGAAGTATCCTAAGCACAAGATATGTTCAGGCTAATCACACTATTATTTTTAACGACATCTGCATGGGCGAAT